AAGATACAAAGCTAGAGAAAGATACTCATTTGGTGTATCTGACTATAGAGGTATTTTTGCATCACCAGGTGCATAATAATTAGAAATTTTGAGGCGGACACAGTTCCGCCTCATTATGAAAATAGAAAGGAATTTCATGAAAAAATTTACAGTTACAATAAACGCCTACGATCATTACGCAAAATTTGAAGTGTTATCAGAAGATAACTCGGTTTCCTTAGAACAAGCCATAGTTGACAAACTAGGAGAAAATGTTATAAAATGGGAACATATTGGAGCTAAAGTATTTGCTTCCGATAAATACAGAATAACCTATGAGGAGGTTATAGATGATACAAGACCTATACAAAGCAAAAAGGTCCTTGGAGTTGAAGTGGGAACAGGAGCATCTGTCTAATGGTAGATACACTCTTGAGATGGTTAGAATTGACGATAAAGTCAAACAGATCATTACAGATATTAAGCTTGAAGAAGCTAGAATCGCTCACTTAAAGAACACTATAGAAGGTTCTGCTCCTGAAGTTTCAGTAGCTACTTAATCAAAAGCTACATCGTTGGAAAAATTCCACTCCGCACTGTAGGATCTCTTGCACTCTACTCAAAACTAGTATATAAATTACTCACTATACATTAATTAATATTCTGCATGGACGCAGTATAGTCGACGGCCTAGAGACCATGTGGAATACAACTAGGAGAATAATCATGGCTAAAACACTATTTAGAGGACCAGTACTGCAAGGTAAATTTAACGAAGCAGGTTTAACTGGATTTAATCTAGAAAACAAAGCAGCTAACTACACAGTTACAAATGCAGATTCTGGAAAAACTTTTACATCATCAACTGATGGTGTTGTTTTTACTTTACCTGCAATTTCTATCGGAAGAGTATTTACTTTTGTAAATACAGGTCAAGATGGAGCTAATACATTAACTATTAGCCCAAATGCTAATGATGGTATTTTGTATGCTGGATCTTTAACAGATGATAAAGATGTTATTAATACAAAAGCTACATCAAAAGTTGGTGACTTTGTAGTATGTGCATCTTTAAACTCAACAGCGCATTGGACGATTGTTGACGTACAAGGTGTATTTGCTAAAGAAGCATAATAAGTAATTAGTGTGGGCCTCCGGGCCCACATAAAATTAATTTTAAGGAGAAAATATGGATTCAGATCAGAAAACATTAAATATGGCAGTTGTTGGAACTGATACTTTAGCAAGAGGAGCTAGAACTAGAATTACTTCTATTCAAGGATATGGAATAGCAGCTTCTACTTTATTACTTTATGATGCAGCAACCGCAGGTGAAGCAGAAGCTGGAAATTTAGTAGCTACTTATAAATATGGAACTGAAGGATTAGAAGTTTATATCCCTGGTTCAGGTATTAAGTTTGAAAATGGTATTGTTTACAATTTAGCTGGAGCAGGCGGAAGCGTTACAGTAACAATAACAGGAGCGTAAGCTCATGGCTAACACTACCTCTGGAACTACAATTTTTGAAAAAGGTTTTTCTATTGCAGATATAGTAGAAGAAGCTTATGAAAGAATTGGAATCTCTGGTGTTTCAGGTTATCAATTAAAAGGTGCAAGACGTTCTTTAAACATAATGTTTCAAGAATGGGCTAATAGAGGTTTGCATTATTGGGAAGTTGCAAACAATTCAATTACTTTAGTTAATAATCAATCAGTTTATACAATGTATAGATCAACAACTGATGGCACTTCAAGCGCTACAGCTGTTTATGGTGTTGATGATATTTTAGAAGCTAGTTATAGGAATGCTTCTAATATAGATACACCTCTTACAAAAATAAATAGATCAACTTACCAAGCTTTATCAAATAAAACTTCTACAGGAAATCCAACACAATATTTTGTACAAAGATTTATAGATAAAATTACAGTTACTTTATATTTAACAGTAAAATATGCACCTGATAGAATTCAAATGTTAAAAATGTTATATGAAGATGAATTAAATAGAGCTTTACAAGAAGATGGTTCTTCTTCAAGTTCTTTTATAACACCTAAAACTTATTACCCAAGTATATAATGGCAAAATTATCTAGAGGAAAATATGCACAGGCAATATCCGATAGATCAGGTATGGCATTTCCTTACAATGAAATGGTAACTGAATGGGATGGAAGTTTTGTACACAATTCAGAATTTGAAGCTAAACAACCACAGATTCAACCAACAAGATTTACAGGTGATCCTCAAGGTTTATCAAATGCAAGACCAGATAGAACTGAACCTGCTACAGAAAATTTATTACCAGGAGATCCATTAAGTTTAACATCTGGTTCTTCTACAGTAACTGTTACGGAACCAGCACATAAAAGATCAACAAATGATACTGTTGTTTTTAGAAATGTAAATGGAAGCCCCGGAGGCCTGGTGTATTCTTTATTTGAAAATACTTCAGGATTTAGTATAACAGTAATAGATACAAATAGTTACAGCTTTAACTGTGGAAGCAATGCAACTGTAACAGAAAATTCAGGAGGAATGTTTGTAACTGCAGGACCAGTTACTCTAACACCATAATGGCTTATACTTTAACAAACTTACAAGATGATATTAGAAACTATACAGAAGTAGATAGTGATGTTTTATCTACAGGTGTTTTAAATACTATAATTAAAAATGCAGAAAACAGAATCTATAGAGAAGCTGATTCTGATGATAATAGATTTTACTTATGGCAGAATATTATAATACTCCAGGTACAGCTTCTGGAATACCTAAATATTATGCCAACTGGGATGCTAATTATTGGGTAGTAGCACCTACGCCAAATAGCACTAATTTAATAACTTTAGCTTATACAAAACAACCTGATTCAATAACCACTTCACCAGGAGATACTCAAGGAACTTATACAAGTAATAAATATCAAGATTTACTTTTGTATGGATGTCTGGTAGAAGCATATGGATACTTGAAAGGTCCTGTAGATATGTTACAATACTACACTCAAGCATATGAAAAAGCTTTACAATCGTATGCGATCGAACAACAAGGTCGTAGACGCCGAGACGAATGGGAAGATGGAACTATTCGTACTCCACTTAAATCTGAATCACCATCATAATTTAAGGAGACAATTAAATGGCAAATATAGTACCTGACTCTTTTAAAACAGACCTGCTTGGTGGCGTGTTTGATTTTGATTCTGGTGGATCAACTTTCAAATTAGCACTCTATACATCATTAGGTGGTTTCAGTACTTCAACAACTGCTTATACAACTACTAATGAAGTTTCTTCATCTGGTACAAACTATACAGCAGGTGGAAATACTTTAACTAACAACGGTGTAGCAGTAGCAAGTAATGTTGGCTATGTTGACTTTGCAGATACAACTTTTAGTTCTGTAACTTTAACATCAGTAGGCGCTCTGATTTATAAAGGAACTTCTAATGAGGCTGTATTAGTTTTAGACTTCGGCGGATCAAAAACTGCAACTAACGGTGATTTCGTTATTCAGTTTCCAGCTGCTGACGCATCTAATGCAATTATTAGAATTGGCGACGCGTAATAAAATTTGGAGTAGTAAATGACGGCATTTGTAATTAACGATAGGGTTAAGCAAACCACGACAACTACTGGCACAGGAACGATTGACTTAACTGGAACTGAAACTGGTTTTGAAACATTCGTTGCCGGTATCGGGAATGGTGTGCAAACTTATTATGCAATCGTGCATGATGGTACCGCTGATTTTGAAGTAGGAGTTGGAACTGTAACGGATGCAGGAACAGATACGCTTTCAAGACAGTCAGTCATTTCATCTTCTAATTCTGATGCGTTAGTAAATTTTGGTGCAGGTGGAAAAACTGTATTTTGTACATTGCCAGCTAAAAAAACTATTTCTCCAGTAATGGATGCAACACCTTATGTAGTAACTCATGCTTCAACTTTAAGTCTTAATCAAACAATAGACTCTGGAGTTTTAGCAGGACCAGTTACAGTAACAGGAACACAAACAATAACAGGAACGGTAGTAGTCGTATAATGAGTAAAATTGAAGT